TCATGCTGCTGCCCCACTTTCAGGCAGCCTGAACGCGATTTCAATTGCGCTCAATTCATCTAATGTTTTTGCCACTTCAATTTGTGTTTGCAATGCTTGGCGTTGTCCCACAACAAACGCTGTCAATGCTTCATATTGCTGGGTTTTACGCAATGCCGCCTGTTTCAGCGCATCGGCTGGTACACCACGCGCTGCCGCGATTTTGTCTAAAATCGGGGTTGGTACTTCAGGATTTTGCGCCCATGCTTTCGCTTCAATTGCTTGTAAATTCCATGATTGCAATTCAAACTCTGGCACTTTATTCGTGCCAGCAGCTTGCGCGATAAAGTTTTGCGCTGCTGTATTGAGTTCTTGAACGCGCTTATCTTTAGCAGCCTGAAAACTTTCTGCTGCTAATCGGTAGGCTGTTTCGGTGGGAATAGTCCATTTTGTGCCGTCCCACTCGTGATGTTCACTGGGGCGTGGCTCTGTTGTTACATTTTCAGGCAATTCGCCGATTTGTGTGATGATTTGTGCCAAGCCTGTTGCGGTGTTATAAACGGTTTCGCCGCGATGGTCGGGTTGATAAATCCACACTTGGTTTGCAAAATCATATTGTGCGGCGTATCCATCTTTGGCTTCAGGCGGCGTAATTTCGTAGCAACCTGCAGGAATTAAATAGCTTCCATCTTTTGCGTAACAATCCAATTCGGCGGTCGTTGTAAACAGAAATACGCCGTTCTCATCTAATTGACAAACAGGTTTATAAAAGATTTTTTGCCAGTCTAATTTTGAATAATCCATTTTATTTTCCTTTGATTTAATTAAATTTTAATGCAAGCTAAAAGGGCAATATTGCGTGGACGAGTTTCGCCGCCCCCCGTGTGTGCTGTAGCAAGATTGAATGAACCTTCCCAACGTCCAATATTACCGCTTGCGATTGCATTATCCGTAACACCAGCCTCGTGATACAAACCCCAGTTTGTTCCGTGGCTATGTGAGCGCAATTCATCGCCCTGCCAACTACCCAAAATACGCCCCGCATCATTACCACGCCCATCGTCCCACACACGCAAAAACTCACCACGCAAATCAGGAATATTGAATGTCGTTGAGCCATCACCTGCGCCATAATGCGTTCCGATTGCAGCAAATAATCGTGAGTATGTTGTGCGTGAAATCGCTGCACCGTTTGCCTTTAACCAGCCCGACGGGGCATTTGTACCCAAAAAATAGACAACTGTGCCGCTCGGCACGGCATTATCTAATTGACTATCAAAAACAATGTTGCCCAAATCTGTGTTATCAACTTGTGCTTTTAAGCGCGAGCCACTCCAACCAATTTTTATTGCGTTATTATTTTGCCCAACACCACCACCTTGTTGCACAGGGGCATAACCCAAATCCGCCCAAGTAGGCTTATTGCCGCCATGGTAAACAGGCTGTTCAGCATAAGTAAGCGTACCGTTGTCTTTCAATCGCAATGTTTTACTTGATTTTGTATTATGCAAGTAACAACTATCCGTACCAATTGCGAACACAAATGTTCTATCGCTATGTTTTACTGATACACCGCTAGCGGACAATACATTCAGGCTGCCTGAAAAGGTTTTTTCGCCGCCAATTGTTTGATTACCTGACAATTTAACGACATCGCCATCTAGTGCAAGCGTACCAGCGCGTGTTGGTAAATTCAGTAATACGCCACCTGAATTTGCGGCACTATCACGTTGAACAAAATAAGCATTGTCTGCACTTGCTTCAAACAGCCATTTTTTTGTTGTCCCTGTCGCTGTAGATTTCAAGACCACCGCAGGATAGGCATTTGTCAATTCAATACTACCGCTCAACGATTGACTGCCTGTAATGCCGTAACCTGAAAATGTGTTCGGTTTATCACGAATATTCGCCCAATCCACACCATCTATGCGAAATGCCTCACCCCAGCCAGACAAATTTCCATTTGCGTATTGCCGCCATACTTCGCCATTAGGCAGTTTACTTTCACGATAAATTGCCACAGCACCAGTACGATCACGCCACAATTTAACTGTTTTCAAGCTACCATTAATGTGCACATTAGTTAATTTCGCTTTATCAGAAAAGCCCTCATATACACCCACTGGTAATTGCTCGGGGGTGGCATCTTGAAATGCCACGACAGGTGTAATACTTGGGACAGGTGAGCGCATATCTTGTACTTGTTGCAAAACTGGTTTACCAACAATTCCGTCCCACGTTTTTGCTGCAATTTGTTCTGCTAAAATTTTCCCCTGCGCTGCAGTCAATGCTTCATTTTGTGCATCACTTGTTAAAGTATTGTTTAATTTAACAATACCCGCTACGCTTGTCGTTGCTTTATCAATTTCATGTGTATGCGTATTAGAAACCGCGCTGTTTTGACTTGTCGCTGTGATTTTTGACGGCGTACCCAGCGACAAAGTCATGTTGTCGCGCAACACGCCACCGCCCGATAAACCAGCCCCAGCAGTCAAACTGGTGGTTTTTAGCGCAAATTGTTGGGTTGCGGTTTGCTGATTTGTGCCGATAAGCGCGATGGCTCGCGCAATCTCATTTTTTAGCCACAAAGTACGATTTGCCAATTGACGTGTGGGTCTATTATCAATACCGTTTTCGCCTCCCATTACTGGATCGGACGTTTCCCATTGATAAATCCCTGCTTCCCATGTTGCTGTTTCGCGTAAATTTGCCATTTATGCTGTTCCTCTGTTGAATTGCCCATTGCGTTGGGCTCTACCGTCATGTTTTAAAGCAGCAGCCTGAAAATCCAAAGCTGCTAACACACAACGCGCTGGTGCAAATGCTGCTAATGTTTTACGAAGTAAAAAGGATTGGTCATTTGTGATTGGGTAACTCATCAGAATACGGTAATGCGCCCATCGGTCATGATGTCCATACACATATTTTCCATCACGAGTAATTTCACCATTGTGTTTTTTGTTGCCTAGCCCTTCTATAATCTGCACTTCGCCAAATCCCAAACGCCGTACAATTTCACGCACCGCCCACGGTGTCCCCTTGTATCTGTGCAATTCATACGCACCTTTAATCAATTTGCGCCTTGCGCTGTCGCTTTCCGCCAGCCAGTAGCCATCTTCATTCAAAATACTTCGGCTTTCGGCAAGCAATTCAAGGTGTTCAGGTGCAAGCAAATCCACCAAACGCGGCATCAATTTTGGCGTATCCACCAAATCCAAACGCAAACCCAAATCCGCTAAAATTTTGTAGCGTTGGTCGCGTTCAATGATTTCTGCATAGCTTAATTTAGCCATCTTGCTGCTCCGCTTTGATTAAAATGCGAACGGAAGTGCATCGTGCCCATTGATTAGGCTGAATAATCCGCAGAGTCGGTGCATTCAAAATCACGTTATACACGCCAGCCACTTGTAAAACCTTTTGAATATCAAGCGGCACAATGTCGCCGCCCAATTTTTCACGTCTTTGGCTTTCGTATTTTGCCCACGCGCTTTCGGCTGCTGCTTTCACTTCCAGCGCATTTGCACCTGTGAATAAAACCAATTCCGCGTTCAAGGCATAATCCACCGTTTCAGGCGCACGCACCGAAACCGTGTCGCAGAGTGGACGTTTCTTTTCGCCTGATAATTCAGTTTGAACTTGCGCCAACAATTCACGTTCAGGCAGCCCTGTTTTGGTTAAAACGGTAACCGCCACCGTGCCACCAATCGCGTTACCCAAATTGTCCAACGCATTGGCAACATGAACATCACAAATCGCTGGCGACACCGCTCGCGCCCAATATTGATACGCACCCACCGAACCTGCGACCGAGAAACTTTCAGGTGCAAGCAACACGCGCTCGCGGTAGGCATCATCGCTTTCCACTTCCGCTCCACCAGTCGGCACAGAAATATTGTGCGCGGTCATTCGTGCGCCTGTGAGCGATGTGATAAGCGTATTGATTTGTCCTACTGCCCAGCCATTACCGCGCAAACCCGTTTCCAAACAGGCTGCCTGTAAATCCATTTGCGGACGATTTGGCGATAATTGCCCCTGTTCAATTGTGGCAAACACCACATCGCCCACCGAAACTTGTGTACCCATCGGGATATTGACTTCGCCCACAAATTCAGTCGCGCTAAAACGCAAAGTGCAACGCGCCGCGCTCGCTTCTAAACGTGGCGTATTCACATCATCACCACACAAATCCAACATCAAACCTGTGGCAAAACGGACGTGCTGTTGGCGATAGGCTTCGTTGATTTGCTGGTGGGTCAATGTGGTTCGGTAGGCGAAAGTGTTAATCAGTAAGCGTTCAATGTGCGCTGGTTGCAGAGTTTTGCCTGTTCGCTGCTCATAATCGGCAATCATCTCGGACAGGATTTTTTCGGGATTGTCGTCCACGATTTTGACGTTTTCGCGTTGCAAATCTTTCATGTTCATGTGTTATTTCCCCGAATAAATCCGCGTTTGGTGCAATTCGCCCCAAATTTCATCAGCCACGCGCCATTGCACAATCATGGTGATGTGTGGTGCATTGCCTTCAAATTTCACGTTTTCCACTACCGCTCGTTTTTCCCAAGTCTGAATGGCTAAAACCACTTCACGCACCACATTGGGGATAAACACATCTTCGGGCGTGTCCAAATAGTCAAAATGGTTTGAGCCAAAGTCGGGGCGCAACACATCTGCGCCTTTGCGCGTGGACAAAATATGGTGTATGCACAAATCAATGTCGTCCGCGCCTTGCGTGATGCCGTTGCCATTGGGGGCAAGTTGCCAATGTTTAGAGATAGGGGTGTCGTAATTCATGGGACAATTATCGTTTCAGGCTGCCTGAAACGCTTTTAAAGCGCATTAAAAAAGCCCTGCGGATAATCCGTAGGGCTTTTTTGAGAAGAAATTATTGTGCGGAACTGGTCGGCGCACCATCGCCTTGCTCTGTGTGAACGTGATTTTGCAATGAAATTGTACCTGCTGAAATGTCGCCTGTTGCTTTCAGGCTGCCTGTAATCGTTGCCGCGTTTGCGCCACCGCCCGAGCCGCTCATGCCAGCCGTGTAAGTCAGTAAACCGTTTACGGTCAAGGTTTTTTGTACCACGCAATCCGCGTCCACAGTAACCACGCCGCTTGTTTTAATCAATACATCGCCAGTTTTTCTGTTGTGTTGAATGCGTGTGCCATTGCTGTATTGCAAAACGTGCAAATCACGGCTCGTGGCTGGCACAGGGTCGCTGTCATTATAAATTGCGCCCAAACACACGCCATTTTCGCCGCGAGCGTCCAATAAACACACAACCAACGCGCCCATATCAGGCAAACAATAAAACTGGTTACCCCCTGCGCCCAAAGTGATGACGGACAACCAGTCGGTTTGCAGATTTTCCAAAGCTGGCAAAACCACGCGCACAGCGTGTTTTTTATCGTCAATTTCCGCAACCGTGCCAAATTGCAAGGTTGCGCCAAAATCATGATTTTCAGGCTGCCTGAACATTTTGCTGTTCCTTTTCTTCATCAATGTATTCAATCATTTTGACTTCAATTTCCGTCAAATAACCGCTCGCCCGATTGTATTCATGCCGCGCTTGTTTAACCAAATAACGACCGCTTAATTTGCCATAGCGTTTCAACTCAATCATTTGTCCAGCAACCAATTTCGCATTACCAAACAGCGTAATCGTGCCAGCGCATTGTTCATCTTGCGCGTCATCAAGGGCAGATTGAGCGCGTTGGTCTAATTGCGCTTGGCTTTCGCCTTTGTTTGCCGTGATTTTGAGTGTGTCGGTGGTGGTTGGTTTTTTGGCGGATTTTCGGCGCGGTTTGGCGTGTTTGGTGCTTGTAACGGTTTTCTTGGTTTTGGGGTCGTAACCGCGCACTTCAACCGCTTGCGGAACGCCTTTAATCAAATCACGCAAACGCACACGCAACACATCAGTTGGGTCTAACACCGCCACCGCTTCACGTTCCACTAATTCAGCTCGGTCGGCAAACACCAATGTATCGCCCACGATTTTGAAACTGTGTCCGTAATCTTTCGCCAAGCGTGTTAAAAATTCCACATCACGCTCTTGGTATTGGGTAACGCGGTCAATTTTAATCTCGCGCACCGTACCCGACACATTCAATTTCAAGCGTTTGGCAACCGTGCGGACAATTTCTGCCAACGTGGTTTTTTCATACGATTTGGGTTGATTGGTGCGGTTGGCTTTGCTGATACCCGTTGCCAATGCTTTTAGTAATACACGATGACCGCTACTTTCTTGATTGTATTCAATTTCGGCAATTTCAAAACTGCCCCATTTAATCAAACCCGTGAATTGGTCGCCCATGCTCATCGTCAATTTATCGCCCTGTTCGGGATACCAAGACCGCAACCAGCGACCGTCCACATCTTCAAACTCAATTTGTAGCTCGTCTGATTGTTCTGCTAAATAATCGGTGTAAATCACCGAAAGCAAATAAGGGGCAACATCTGCCGTGATGTTTTTCTGCTCGTATTGCAACAAAAAATCAGGGCGTGTAACAGGGTGTTGATTGGCATTCAGGCTGCCTGAAATCAAATTTGAAACCAAATTTAGCGCATCCATGGTGGCATATCCTGCTGTTGTTGATTGCTTGTTTGTTGAATAACGGGTACAAACACCGTTAAACCACTTTCAAATTGTTCAGCCAATGACAAATGTGGATTAGCCGCAATCAAACGATTGATTTCAAATGCTGTGCCATAATGTTTATGCGAAATCGTGTCCCAACGGTCGCCGTCTCTCGTGGTATAGATTAAAACACCATTCATCAGCTACCCTTTCGCGTGGCAATAAAGGCAGTCAGCGTTTGCACCGCGCTTGCGCCGTTTTGTAAACTTTCAACTGCTTGGTCTACCGAGTGAATGCCACTATCCAACCACGAGCCAATTTGATTACTTTCAAAACCTTGTCGCAATAAACCCACAGCATTGCCCAATTGTGAAGTCGCTTGTGCCGATTGCGCCACAAAAGTCGCCACACCAGCCAAATCGCCCAATTTATCCGTGATTTCAGGCAGCCCATTCAATTTACCCAAAGCCGAACCACCAATATTCAGCGCGTCCGAAATCGCGTGTAATGCCCCAGCAGGGTCATGGCGCAATTCTTTTGCTTGATAAACCAAGTGCTGCATTTGCCCGATTTCTTTTTCTACCGTGCGATAGACTTTAACCGCTTTTTGTACATTTTCAACAATGGGCAAAACCTGACCGCGTACACTTTCAGGCAGCATGGATAATAAGGGATTTTGTTTACCGCTCATCACGGCTGGCGTGGGCAAAGGATTGTTTGGGTCGCCGACAAATTCAGTCAGTTCAATATCCAACTCACGCGCTGCCGTGCGACCGTATCCGTCCATTTGCGTGGTGCGCGATGTCAATCGCCCAATCACAAACCAGCCAACAAATCGCCCCGAACCGTACACCAACGATACGGCTTGTTGCGCTTCTTTCGCGCTAACCAAACCACGATAAGCCCTGTCCACATCGCCCAAACGCCAATGCAAACGCACTTCAAACCGCAATGTCGTCAAATCATTGCCCATCGCTTGTAAACGCGGTCTGCCTTTGAGTACATCATGTTTGGCAAAATTCGCCGCATGGCTTTCTTCAAACGATGTAAAACTGTTCAAGACTTCCAAACGAACACCGCCCAGTTGAGCAAACATCAATAAGCCCTCCGCATTTTTTCTGCCACCACACGTTCCAGCATTTTTTCAAATTCATGCAATGACATTTGTAAACCTTGTTGCATTTGCGCCGACACATTACCGCCACCGTTGATGTTAATGGTCGGATTAAAATGTACCGTAATTGCGCCGTTTTGCGCTTGGGTATGTTGGCGAGCTTGTTGAATAGCTTGCGTGGATTTGCCTAATTTTTCAGCAAAATCTGCTTTCACATTGCCCCAAACACCTGATACATTGGTTTTCAGGCTGCCTACGCCATTTGTGAAACGCTGTTTCAAATTGTCCGCTAATTGCCCCATGCGCGAAATCGGTTGATTTTCTTTGCGTGAAATACCGATGTTCAGACCTTCCATCAGCCAGCCACCAAATCGCCCAAATACACGAGATGGCGAGTGAATGCCCATCATGCTTTGGAATTTAGATTTGATGTTGCTGGCTAAACTTTGAATGCGTCCCAAAACCGCGCTTGCACCAGCCTGAATGCCATTGAGCAAGCCCTGCATCAAATTACGCCCAAAACCAGCAAATTGAGACGGCAAGCTGGCAAACCAGCCAATCACAGGCGCAAACACAGCCCGAAACAAACCCAAAGGCGAAAAGCCCATAATCGCCGATGAAATAAAACCAATCCCTTGACTGAATACCGCTTTGATACTTGTCCACGCAGCCTGAAAAAACTGGCTAATGCTGCGAGCCACATTGCCGACCACATTAGACAAATCTTGCCACAGCAATTTTGCCCCACCGACTACACCGCTCCACCGTGTATAAAGCAGATATGCCGCCGTTGCCAACAAGCCCAAAGCCATGCCAATGGGTGTCATCAACAGAAAACGCCCCAATGCCATAAACGCCTGACCGACCATAGGCAGAAAACGAATAAGCATACCGCCCACACGCACCACACCCGCAAAAGCCGAGCCAATCAAACGAAAACCAGCCGACACCCACGCGCCCACACGTCCCAATCCAGCCAAAATGGTTCGTGCTTGTACCGCCGATAAACCCAGTAAGCGCAAAGCCATCACGCTGCGCCCCACGCTCAACAGTTGTAAAGCCCCTTTCACACGCAACAGCGAACCAGCAAAACCCAACATTCTGCCAGCCGTGCCAAAAAACAGGCTACCCAGCAAACTCAAACCAAAACGCACCGCCAAGCTACCCACTTTAAACGCTGCCAATGCTGCAATGCCCAAAAAGATGTTTTTAATCAAATTGGGATGCGCTTCGGCAAAACGGATAAAGCTGTCCACCAAAGGCTTCATTTCATTCAATAAAGCATTCACGGCTGGCAACATGACCGAGCCAATATTGATGCCCAAATGCGCCATTTGGTTTTTGAATAACTGCAAATTGTTGGCGGTGGTCGCGGAACGAGCGGCAAACTCTTTGTCCATGCTACCTGAAAAACTGGGTTTGCCGTCTTTGCCTTTGGATTGCAAAGCATCTATGGATTTTTGATAGGTTTCCAAACTGCCCGACAACACCGCTACATCATCGGCGTATTCCAAACCAAACAAATCCACCAATGTCCCCATTTGCTGGTCTTTGGGTAATTTGTTGATGGCTTTCAAAAAGTCCATTAAGGCTTGTTCGCCATTTTGGGCAATGTCTTTTTTAAGCTGTTTGGCGGAAATGCCCATGCTTTTTAAGGCAGCCTGAAAATCTTTACCGCCTTTTTCGGCGGTCATCAATTTTGTCAGCATACCGTTGATAGCTGTACCAGCGACTTCGGGCGTTTTACCTAATGAAATAAGGGCATTAGATAAAGACGCGGTTTGCAATTCTGTCAAGCCAAATTGTTTTGCAATACCACCCACACGCCCAAGCGTGTTCACAATATCGCTGGCTTTTGCAGGGCTATTATTGGACAAATGGTTAATCGCATCGCCCAATTTGCCAATTTCTTTAATGGGGATTTTGTACACATTGGCGAGTTTTGCCATGCTGTCGCCAGCTTGTTCGGCGGACATATCAAACGCCACCGACATTTTGGCAACTGTTTCTGTGAAAGCCGCCAAATCCTGTCGTGCAATGCCCAATTGTCCGCCACTTGCCGCAATCGCCGCCAATTCTTTGCCAGCCATTGGAATGCGATGGGTCATGTTCAACAAATCCTGTTCCATTTGTTTGAACTGCTGGGGTGTGTCAAAGTCCACGACTTTTTTTACATCCGCCATCGCACTTTCAAAATCCATTGCCATGCGAATAGGCACAAGCACCGACCCCATGCCAGCAAACGCGCCAATCGCTTCCGAGCGCAATTGTTCACGGTATTCACGTGCATTGCCTAGCTTGGTTTGCACACCTTGTTTCCAAGATTGGGCGCGGTTTGCGCCGCGTAAAGTTTGTCCCAAACGCTCGTGTTGGCGTTGCAAACGTTGAATATCTTGGCTGCCTGATTGGGCATTACGCCGTATGGCTCGCCCCAAAACATCGTATTCGCGTTGCAATAAAGCCGTGCTGTTTCTCAAATCGGTATTGCCACGCAACAGCGAACGAAAAGCCGCCATTGTGCCGCCTACGGCTGCCCCAATTTTGACGACTATTGATAATTCTGCTGACATGGTTTATCCTATGAAAAATATGAATTTTTAAAACAAAGGGACTGAAAAATGGCGTTTATTGGCGTATTCGGTTTTGTGTTTGGGGCGTTGGCTTTATTGGCGATTATGGCTGGGGCAATTTACGGTTTGTTTTTAAGTGCCAAAGTCTTGTTTGGTAAATAATCACAAGCCTTTGCGATAACCTGCTTTGATTTGGCGGCTCGCTTCTTGCTGAAACACCATAAAATCATCAACACTTAAATCATCAATTTCTTGAATGCCCCAGCCATACCACCACGCAGTGTCCGCGCAAGCCGACAATAATTGAGCGTAAAATGCTTTACTGTTCAGACTTTTGGATTTTTGGGATTTCTGTTTTCGGTTTTTGCTGGCATTGGCGAAACCAGTCTTGCAACTGGACATAATCGCTTAAATCCAATTCCTCCAAATCTTCGGGGATAAGCCCTGCCAATCGCGCAATCAGCGCAATTTCTTGTTCTGCTTCGTTTTGATAATGAGACACCGAGCGCAAATCGCCTACTTTGGCACGGCGCATGGTTACTTGATTGAGTTCACGACCGTCTGCCAGTTGCACAGGGACGTTCAGTTGAATGGTTTGTGTGATACCAATTTGTTCACGGATTTGTTTGACTTGATTTTGCATGAAAAAACTCACTTTGTTGTTGAAAAACAAAGTGAGTTTAGTGTTTCAGGCTGCTTGAAACTTTTAAAGTTGATTAAAAAATTACGCGCCCAAATTTTTGCGCCATTGGCTCAAAACATCTACACCATCTACACGCAGTTGATTGTTGAACACATCAAAATGCAACAGTTCACGACCGCCCAATTTCTGATTAATGCTGTGAATTTTGAAACTGCTGGGCATATCCGCCAATTCTTTGGGTTTATACGTCCCCAAGCCGACTTTATTGAACATCACGCCCAACACCGTTACCAACGGCAATTCCGCCAATCTGCCCTGCGCATTGTAGGTTTCCACGCTGCTGCGTACCATCAATTGCACGGCTTTATAGGGATTGTACATTTTGACTTTGGCACGCTGGTCAAAGCTGTTCCATTCAATTTCGCCTTCCATCTCTTTGAAACCCATAGGCAAAGACGGTGTGCCGATTAAGCCCAAAGCCTTATATTCTTCAAATTCATTTTCAATTTCAGGCAGCTTGATTTCGCCAGCTTGCCCCACAAAATTTACGCCGTCTAAATAAACATTGGCGTTGCTGATAATGTTAATGGAAACACTCATCTCGCTTATCCTTTATTGGAAACCAAGTTAATCAAATATTTGCGCGTCATCACGCTGGTGTTGCTGGCGCGTTCCATCGGCAATTTTGGCGTGTAATCGTATTTCAACGGCACTTGCCCTTTGCTGAATGCGTCCACCAAATCATAGTCATGGTCTAATTCTACGCTGAAACCCACCAAACTTTTTTGCGTACCCAAATAGGTGCGAATGCCTTCCAGCAAGCTGTCAATCAGCGCGTCATCAATTGGCAAATCCATGTATTGCAATTCAAATTGACGAATGCTTTCATCAATCACATCGCCCGTGCGTTGTGCCACTTCAAAGTTTTTGATGTGGGTGGTGGTCGGGAAACAAGCCAAACGGTTGCCCCATAAGCGATAGCCTGTTCCAAACGAATTGAATACGGTCGTGATGCCCACTTCGTTCAGTTGATTGGTTTCAGACTGCTTGTCATCCAAGCGAGCGGTAAGCGGAAATTCCATGCCTGTTACGCCCAATAATTCACGATTGGATGTGGAAAACCAATAACCTTGTTCTACATCGGTTTTCATGCGTAAACCAGCCGCGTGAACCGCCAAACTTTCCAATACATCGCCATTTTTCACATGGGGATAAAACAAATGAACACGGTCAGATGAAGTGTAAAAGTTAATGCTGCCTGACACGCCACGTCCTTGAATGGCTTGGCTTAATTTTGTGCCTTTGGGTGCTGACACATAGGCAATCGCATTTAACTGTTCTGCTGACACCCCCAAAGCCGCTCGCATGGTAGCTGTTTTGTCAAATTCAGGGGCGATGATGATTTTCGCGTCTGAACCAAACAGCGTATAGCCCTCACGAACCAGTTCCAAACCTGTGCGTTTACCTGTTGCCGCGACATACGCGCCTTTGATGTCGGCTTCGGTAACTTTGCTTGGGTCTAAATGGGTGTAGCTGATTTTGGGTGCAGCGCGGCGAGCTTTAAACTGTACTTCGCCCGTTGTCATGTTTACCGTGTAATCGGTGTTGGCGGTCAAAACGGTTGTGCCATCTTTCACATTGGCAACAGCAGTTAAAGCAGGTTTGCGCGTTTTGGCAATCAGCGTATTGGGATCTTGGGTCAAGACTTCATCCACCACATCGGTTTTGTGGCGAGCAGGGTCTAATACATTAACCACATACACCTTACCGCTTTTGTAGCGCGTTAAAATATCGGCAGCATCGGCAATGGTAAATCCTGCGCCAACAATATTGCCAAATTGGGCAAAATCTTTCACGGTTTGGCAAACGGTTAATTCATTGACCGCGCCACTTTGTGCCGTGCCAATCAAAGCCGTAATTGCGCTGGGAACGCCATACACAGGGCTCGAACCGCCGTCTATGCGCTTGGTTTCTGTGCCGTGATGATAAGTCATGGTGTGTTTCCTTTGAGTTGAATATGGGGATTGAGTGGGTCGCCATCTTGTCGCACATACACGCTGGTTAAGCGCGGACGATTATCAGGCTGGCAAACTTGAATTTGCTCGGTTTCGGTTTGCAAGCGCAATTCGTATTGCCATGCCCCTGCGGTTTCATCTAAAAAGCCTTCTGACAGCAAATGAATGGGGCTACAATCAACAGGACGGTGTCCCACCACCGCCAAACGGATTTTGTCCAATAAATCCAATGTACCAAAATCATGGTGCAAATTGCGCCCAAAAACCGTCAAATGGATTTTCAGTATTCTTTGCTGAACAATGGTTTGCAATGCACGAGGCGGTTCAAATTGACTGCCTGAATATTGCACCAGCACCGCTCCAACTGGGTGCATAAAACGGTATTCGCTGGGACGGTCGGGAAACAAACGCACTTCCAAATTGGGCAAGGCAGCCTGAATGTGTGCCGTTAAATCCTGCAAAATGGGGACGGTTACGCTCATGGATAATCGCTCCAATCGTGTTTCACACCAGCGCGAACATGGTACGCACCGCGTTCAGATTGCCAACGCTCTGTTGCCGCTTTTTCGGCTTCCAAACTTTTCACGCCGATGTGAACTTTGCCATCGCGGATTTGTTCCAATAATTTGATGGCATTGTCATAGGCAGCCTGTAAAGGTTTGGGAAATTCGGCGGTGTTAATACGCCGACTGTGCAACCAATGTCGCGCCAATGTCCGACAAATTGTGCCAATTAAGCTCGGAACAGGTTCAAGTGGCACGGTATAACGCCCCATTAAATAGCCATCCGCCAATTCACAAGCCTCTGCAATCGCCATGTCCACAATCGTCCAATCGGGTTCGGTCGCGTTGTAATTGCTGATGTCATCTTGGGTCAGTTGCACCAATTCGGCGCGGCTGATGGCTTTTTCCAAGTCGGAACGGCTGATGTACATGGTTTACTCCGCGTCTTTCGTTTTACCGCGTTTGGGTTTGTCGGTGGTTTCAGACGGCACAGGTGCGGTTTCAGACTGATGTTCATCTGATTGTTCAGGCTGCCCATCAATCAAATGCGCCATTTCTTCTTTGGACACGCCACCGTGAAATTCCGCAAACGTAACGTGTGCCGCTACTTCCGCATATTGCGTGTCCGACAATTCAATGATTTCGCCCCGCTCCACGCGCACATCTTCGCCATTTTCATCTTGCAAAATCAAAGGTGTATTTACCAAATAATGTTTCATGATTTAACCTTTCAACAAAACCGCAACCAGTTCGCCAGCTTCGGCACAAGCCGAAACCGCGTAACCGACCGCATTGTTTTCGCCAGCGACCGCACAACCTTGTGCGTCCGATGCCACTTTTGCGCCGACTTCAATCGCGCCACCGCTTTCCACCAGTACAATGCCCACACATTCCACGCCCACGCTGTCGCCTTCGTCTGCCTCGCGTGGTGTTACGCCAAACACAGGCGTGTTGGCTTTGGCTTGCTTGCCGTCAAAACCAATAAAGCGGTTTTCAATAATTGGCGCGGTAGCGGTTAAGGTCGTTACCAATACCACTTTTTTAGTTGGTGTCATTTTTATCCCTTTCTTTCAGGCTGCCTTTGATTTCAGGCAGCCTGAAATGTGAAATTAAACTGCTTTATCAAACAAGAACCCACACGCACCGCCCACAGCAGCCACTTTGCGAATGTCCGTATAACGCGAAAATTCTACTTTGTTGCCTTGCTCTGAATAACGGTCTACCACAGGCATATCCTTACGGCGGAATGTGTAGCCGAATGCAGGTTCGCCTTCGTCATTGCCCGATGCAATCACTTTGGGGCGCACAATCAAGGCGGCAAAATTACCCCACACATCTTTGGTTTGCTTATTCGGCGCTGGCGTAGAAACCGCATTGCCGATGATGACTTCATCAACATCAAAGATGACTTTCATCAATTCAGGCGTAATCAATTTGCGCTCATTGCTGCCCAACACATTTTGCAAAGCTGGGTGGTATGCCAATTGGTGCGCCACAGTCGCACCCAACACCAACACATTCGGGCGTACACCACAAGCCGCACGAACCACTTCTTTTGCATCTGCAATGTCTTTCACAGGGTCTGCTGTTTTGTCGCTCCACTTGGTCGCGGCTGACAAATCTTTGTAATGACCGCTTTCGTAAGCCGATTGACTTTGCAACAAAGTGGCGGTTTCAATCTCTTGGCGCAGTTGTACGCCTGATGTGGCGCGGCGTGTGGCTTTGGCTTGCTCGTCAAACAGGCTTTCGGCTTCTTCACGATAATCCACACCAGCCGCCAAATCGTGTTCTTCCAACACCACAGGCAAATAGCTGGGTACGTCCATCGTAATCACATTGCTGGCAGCACCAACAGCGCGTTCCGTTTGATATTCCACAAACGAGCCTTTGCCGAATTTAGGTGCTTGGATACCTTCTACATCGGTAAACACCACAGGCATAATCTTTTCGCCGATAAATTCCGCCTGTTTGTAACCCAAAGCCAAATTGGTTAAGACGGGGTCAATTTGACCGCGCAATTTGCGTAAGCGAGATGCACTCATGTTTTTTCCTTTAATCAAAAAATTATTGAACCGTGCGGCGAGCCGCCTCTTCGTAGCTGATGTTTTCTTTTGCAGCCAAAGCCAATGCGCGTTCGTGATGACTTAACGCATTCGGCTCGGCAAATTCAGCAAAAGACTTGTTCAGGCTGCCTGAAACCGTTTTTGCGCCAGCGCGATTTGCCGTAGCCGTTTCGCCTGTTGGCAAAATCGTTGCACCATTTTTCAGAAAATCTTTCAGCGCGGCAGACAGCGATTTTTTGTTGTCGCCCTCGCCAAAATCGGCGGTAACGTGTTCGGGGTGTTCGGCAAAATCCAATACTTGCACAATCAAATCTTTGTCGGCTGGTTTCAGGCTACCTGAACGCACCAAATTTTCGGCAAAATCCGCATTGGCTTTGTGGTCGGCATCGCACAAAGCCTGTTCTTGTTCGGCTTGCAATTTGGCAAGTTCGGCTTTGGCATTTGCCGCTTCCTGCTCGGCTTTTTCACGCGCCGCTTTTTCGGCGGCTAATTCTTGTTCGGTTGCCATGTTTTCATTTTCCTTATTGGGTGGGGTTGATAAATCAGGTTCGGCAAATTGGGGTAACGGTTCAGACGGCATCTCCGCCACGCGCTTTAAATCATCAATTTGCCAATCGGGGATAATTTTGTCGGCGGTTTCAATGCCGTCTTTGCCGATAATCCACTCGCGCAAACCGCGCAACACACGCGCCAACAGCCATTCACTCTCGCTAAACGACACAATACCGTCTTCATCATCGGCAAAGTTGATGGCAGCCAAGCCTTTCACGGCTGGTGGGTGCGCGCCCAAAAAGCCAACGTGGCGCAAATACCATTTGCCTTGAACGGGATTGTTTGGGTGTTGCGGCGGATAAAAACTGGCGGATACTTTTTTGTAATGCCCTTTGCGGACAAGTTCCGCCAATTCATCATCAACCTGCGAAAAATCGGCGGTCAAAACTTCGCCGTTCACATTCAGTTTCGCCACCCAACCAAATGCAGGGGCATCGTGTTTGGGGTGTCCAATCACAAGTGGGGCTTCGTGGAATTGGGTGTTGTAGGATTGGGCGGTATCGTGCAAATCTTGCGCTGTAATGGTAATCAGGTTGCCGTTCGCATCTTTGCGTGTACCAGCCCGAAAGATTTCGTATTGCATTTCAATACTTTCAAAAATCATTTGATAAGCGGATTATGGTTTCAGGCAGCCTGAAAAACTTTTAACACGCATTAAAAAAACGCCCATTTTAAAAAAGGCGTTTATTTTGCGTTTTAAGCGCGTTTTCGGCTTGACCCAAGCAAACCCCTATCCCACATTTTCAACGCGCAAAAAAAGCGGTCAGAAACAAACCTGACCGCCTTTTTATTTTTGATGGGGATTTTATTCATCATCAAACAGCCCTCGTTGGCGTTGCGCCATTTCATATTGACCGACTGTTTTCACGATTTTGTAAATTTGCTGCACAGCCAAATCGTATTTTTTCGCCAAGTCAAAATGATTTTTGCCATTAAATTCGGCGTAAATTTGCTGGTCGCGCTCGTCCAGTTTGCCGCCCTGATTTTTCGGAATGTAAATCAACTGACCGCCCCAGTTGCTTGTGATGTGGCGCGACAGTTTTTTGCTGATGATTTGTGCTTGCTGATTGTCCAAATTCAATTCGGAAAGCAAAAAAGCCGCCGTTTGCGCTTCCAAATCGGCAACCAGTTCGGGTATGCGGTTGTCTGCCATAAGCTGTCCTTTTTTCACAATGTAAAACGCTGTTACAAAAATAAATAATATAATCAATATTATAAATGAAATCAGGCTGCCTGAATAGCTTTCAGACAGCCTGTATTTTTTCATTCAAAACGCGCTTTCCATCTTTTCAAACGTTCAATCAAATCACGCATTGTTATCACATCGTTTTGCCAATTTTCACCGCCGTATTTCACGCAATACGCATTCAACGCGCTTTCGGCTGGCGAGCGGACAACGCCCATTTCGTGCAATTCAAGCCAAAGCGAGCGGATTTTGCGTTGCTGGGCAGATTGGTCTTGTTGCGAAACCTGCCCATTTGTCGTGGTTACGGCGACTTGAAACCCTTGCGCTTTCATGTGGCGCAACACGGTTTCCAGTTGTGCCATATTCAATAATTTGCTGCTGGTTTTGCCTTGCGACACATTCGCAATCAAAGTACGATATTCGCTTTCAGGCATTTTGATTTCATTCTTGCCGATGTGAATTAAGCGGATTAAACGCGCTTTGCGTTGGGCGTTGGTTTCTTTTGCCATAATGCTTTTTCCTGTATTTGGGGCGTTTCAGACTGCCTGAAAACAGCAAACCCAAAACGCCCATTGGTTAGTGATTAAAAATTAAGCAACTGCATCTTTCAAGGCTTTACCAGCTTTGAATTTCACGGTTTTGCTGGCAGCAATGGCAATCGGCTCACCAGTCTTGGGATTGCGCCCAATGCGTTCAGCGCGTTGGGCAACGGTAAAGCTACCAAAGCCCGTGATGTTCACTTCGCCACCGCGCTCCAATTCATCAGCAACCGCATAGCAAAATGAGTTCAGCATATTTTCTGCTTGCTTTTTGCTCGTTGCAGCGCGTTCGGCAATCGCTTCAATCAATTCAGATTTATTCATGGTTTAAAACTCCGTTAAAAAATGTTTAAAAGTCGGCGGATTTGAAAACCGCTCCGCCGTTACGGTTTATTGCAAATTACTTATCCCAATCGTCATCGTCTTCATCAGAAAATTCAGGTGGTGGCACAAACACAACTGGGTTTTCCGTAAATTTTTCTTGAAATTCTGACATAGGGCGCACCCAAACTTGGTTGTTTTCATCAATGTAAACCGCCATTTCTTCGCCATCGCTTTCACGTTTTGCCATGTGCAATAAGGTGTATTGTGTTTGCTTGGCTCTGTGGGTGTGGCTTGGGTGGTTGGTGTTGGTAATGCTGTTAATCAAACGCCATTGTTGGGCGGATACCGCAACCAAAACTTTTGACTGAATGCTGGGACTGCGTAACAACATCTCCAAACTGGCTACACGGTCAGTTAAACGATTGTTTTCCATTTTCATTTCCCCAAATCTGCCGTCATCAAAACATATTCGCCTGTTTCATCGCGCCGTTTGTGCAAACGAATGTATTCGCGTGTCGCTTGGGTGTGAACGCTGTCGGTTAAGGCGGTCATAGCACGTTGCCATTTCTCGTCTTGAATTTCCAGCTTGCGTAAACCCAGAACTTTAACTACGCTGATTTTGCCTTCTTTGTTCACATCAAACGCTTGGTTTACAATGATTTTCAACTCATCACGGCTGTTTTCTGTCCATTCGTTCAAACATTCATCAATCAATGCTTTGGCGGCTTGTAAACGTTCGTCAAACGTCATCACATCGTTCATTGCAAGGGTAATGCGCCATTTGCCGTCAAAGCTGTACAGCGTTACATTGCCTTTTTTGCTCGGTTTCACGCCGTATTTTTCGGCAGACAAATCCACAAAAGCACGAACATCGGCAATCGCATTGGCTTTGGCTTCTCGCACTTCTTGAAACAAAGGGTTCAGCGTGTTCACAATTTCCATAACCAACTCATCGCGCAACAAATCCACTTCTTTGATGTTGGCAATCGGGATTAAGTTACCGCGAGCGTCTTGGCGGTATTGGCTCAAATCAATTTCATTCATGATTTTTTCTTTCGTTTATCGGGTAAAGGTTGGTCGCGTTTTTGCCCTGTTTTCGGGTCGTAAACGAGATAACATTCATACAACAAATCATCTGCTGTTTTAGGTGGCGGTGGTTTCAGGCTGCGCTCTTCGCGGATTTTGGCTAAATCGGCAAACATTTTCTGCATACGCTTTTGGTGTTCCGCTTTTTCGGTTTCATTTAAGGGGGCGCGTTTGCTTTCCAATAAACCCGAAATCACGGGTACAGGGCGTTTAGGGATTTGTTCAATCAGTTGCGCTGGCGACACCCACCGCACCGCAGTTTGAATTAAGCGCGAAAAAGCAGTTGGTAAACGTGCTCCGTCTTGCTCTTGCGTCCATGCCCATGTGATTGGGGTTAAGGCTTCTTCCCAAACCGTTGCCAACGCCGTAATCGTGTCGGCTGGCGGTGCGCCTTGCAGCCGCAAAACCAACAGTTTTTGCAAACCGTCTATCATTTGGTTGTAAGCCCAATCGGGCATTTTGCGTGGGGTATTCATCGGCGTAATCCTTGTAAAGTCATCGCAGCGTTAAGTGTTTGGCTGGTTTCAGGCTGCCTGAAATCATCTTGCGGCAAAACTTGTAAACCTTGCCCCTGCCACGAACTCATCACTTCATACAAATAACCGTGTGATTTAAGCGGCAATTTCAGGCTGCCTGAATTGCGTTTTGCCAACATTTCCCGAAAGCCATAAATCCATGCTTCGGCTGGGGCTGGATATTCAATGCGGTCGCGGTTAATTGCACCGCGCTGAATATCGGGCAAAATTTCATTCAGCAATTTCGCCATGCGGTCAAACGTCAAAGCCGTTTTGCTGGGGCGAAACAGCGCAACATATTGCACAGCCAACCGCCCCAATTCACCACTCACCTGCGCCACAGTCCACACCGCGACACGCGCTTCATCGTGGGCGAGCAGGGCATCAAGCGAATTTTCTGCACCGCAACAAGGGCAACGGGTTTTCATAATTTTGTACCTTTCTTGGCTTGATTTGCCTGAACCAATGCCAACCAATGACGGCGCAGCCACAGTATTTCTTTGACAGCAAACCGTGTTGCCTCATCTTGGGCTTCATTCAGTTGTTTTTGCCAAAGCTGGATTTCTTTTAAAAGCCATTGTTCGGTTGTTATCATTGGGTATCGTCTCCCAAATCACGCAACCATTTTTGATAATTGTCGCGTTCACGTTGCAGGTATTCGCGCTCATCATCAACACGTTCATCATCGGTAGGCATTTGTTCAATGTGCCGTTCCAATTCACGGATTTTTTGATTGAGCCATTGGCGTGTGTATGTTTTCATTTTGTTTAAATACCATAAAATCAAATAGTTATTTAAATAAATGGGCAAAAATTTTTTAACCACCCAACCCATGACGTTTCGCCCACGTTTCCAACAAAGGCTGCAACACGCAAACTTTCAACACAAAACGCACAGCCAAACCCAACACGCACACCTTAATCAACAGTTCCACAGTTTCCCAAAACGTCATGGCGGATAAGTAATACAGCAATTCCATGATTTAAATCCCTTTCACAATGTCCGCGTCCACACGCTCAAAACCCAAACCAGCCGCTTCATTCATTGCCGCGCTTACCAAATTATTCACAGCAAGCGGATACAGCAAACTGTTCTGCTGCAACTGATTTTTGCCATTGCGGTGGGTAAACGTCAGGCGTTCAGCAATCGCGTCAATCGCGCTCTCGTCCAACACATCTTCCAGTTTCACGCCCACGCGCTCAAATTTGTGTTTCAGATAGCCTTGCAATTTGCCGTCCGTGAGCGGCAACAAAGTTACCACTTCGCAACGCTGCACCACTTCACGCACCGATGGATTATTCTCGGATAATTTTTGCGCCAACTCGGTCTGCCCAATCAAAGCAATGCCAATCAAACGCTCAAAACCCTGTTTCAATTCAAAAAAGCGTTTCAAATGTTTCAAAGTCGGAATCGGCAAACTGTGCGCTTCTTCAATCAACAAAATGTGTTTGTTGCCAGCCTTCGCGCTTTCAATCAGGGCTTGGTGGACTTGGCGGAAACGACTTTCAGGGCTGCGCTTGGGCGACACATCAGGCACAACCGCCGCCAAAATCGCCTCTGCAATGTGGACGGCTTTCAGCGTTTTGCCCTTTTGGTCGTTGTCTTCCATCGCCAACACATACGGCTCAATCACGACAATCGGGCGATTTTCACGATGAATGCGGTCGTGTAAATCTTCGCGCAAGGTGGATTTACCTGCGCCACTTTCGCCCACCACCGCCACAAATCCGCCTTGCGTGGCTGTCTGAAACAGGGCTTCGCGCACATAACGCACATCGGGCGTGAGATACACATCTTGCGCTTGGCGGATTTCATCGTGAAATGGGTCGCGTGTTAAACCAAAATGCTGGCGCGTGGCTTGGGATAAGGCAGATTTGCGAAGTAACATATCGTTGTCCTTTTTGACTTTGGGCGTGAGTTTATCGGCAACATCAACGCCATGTTGTTTAAAATAGTTTAAAACTTGGTCGCGCAAAGCGGTTTCATTGCGCTTGGGAAACGTGCCGTGATTGACGATATTGATTAAAGTCGGTTTGCTGCAACCAATCTCATCAGCCACTTTCGCAAACGATTTCCCCAATTTTTGAAATTCGGTTTTCAACATAATCAGCCGTCCGTTCCTGTTCGTGAAATAAGGTTCAGTTTCGGGCGTGTAATGCGTTCAAACACGGTTTCCAGCTCGCTTTCAGGCGCACCGTTGGGGTAATCGTCTTTCAATCTTTGCAAAGCCAAATCCCAATCTAAACCCATTTCATCAATGCGCTGTTTCATGATTTTGCGTAACTCAACCGCATTCAACACGGCAGCCTTAATGTCCATTTTGTTGAAATCCATTTGCGAGCCACGCTTGGGGATATAAGCCGTTTTGCTTTCCAACAAAACTTTTTCTTGGTGGGCAAAGGGGTCAATCCGTCCGCCAAATGGTAAGGCTTTTGCTTTGCGGTTTTGCGCGGCTTGTTCCAAAGTGTCGGCTTGCATGGCGAGTTTTTCCAACTCTTTGGCATGGGTTTGCGCTGGTGTATCAGCGTGTTGTTTAAACTGCTCGCCAATAATCGCTGCGTCCACGCGAAAACCAAACTCATTGCGTACCACTTCGGGGGCAACCAGCCAATATTCTTTGCCGTGTTCATCAAAACATTGCACTTGCGCCGAATACTGTTGCCATGGGTTTTTGGCAATCGTGATTTTTTCGCCCACCATCACAAACGGCACTTTGCTGACATCAAATTCACGCCCTTCAAAATCCACCGTCAAATCGGGTTTTACTTTGCGCGTTTCGGGTTTGCTCAACACCAATTCACGGCAATATTCAGCAGGGGGCGGTAAAATAAGCTGTTCAGGTTGGATTTTTTGCCACGCCTGATAGCGCGTTTTACCGTGTCGGCTGTGGATTTTTTGACCGTTAAAATAGCGCATCCAACGGTTTGCCAAACCCTGCAACTGTTCAATGTTTTCAATGTGTATCAGTTTCAGGCTGCTTTCAAAATTCAACTCAACAAGATTGTTGCCGTTTTCCACTTGCCCCTTACTGCGCGGATTACCCACTTTGTTAATCAGCACATTCACGCCCAACTGCTTACACAAATTCTGAAAACCGTACCCTGTATTTGCCGAGCCAGCGTCCAACATCACATCGGTGGGAACACCACGATAAGGGTCTTTCAAAATGTCCGACTTGGGCTGCATGGCTTGGATAAAGGCTTCGCACAGGTTTTCGCTGTTCTCGCCACCAAACACATACCACACAAACAGGCAGCCTGAACAATGGTCGCTAATCACATACCGCCAAACCCTATCTTGTTCAATTTTGACGATGTTTTTTGGCTTGTTTTTGTAAAACTCGTCCGCATTCATCATGCATAAACCCGTGTCTTTGCCATGTTTGGGCAGGTAAAACAGCACACACAAACTCGCGTCAATTTCCCACACATGATTGGGGTAAAGCGATTGCATGGCATTAACAGGGGCTGGCTGCAAAAGCTGGTCGGGGTGCAATTTATACAATTTCAACGCCCGAATAATCGTGCTGGTGGACAGCGTATGCACTTCGCCTGTTTCCTTGTCCACGCGCGTGGGGTCAATTTCCTTGTTGGCAATCAACAATTCTACGGCTCGCTCTACCGTCATCAGGCGTTTGCCGTTTTTCCGCATTGTTTCCAAAATCAGCGCAGAAATCATTTGCGCGTCCAACAAAGTCAAAGCCGTTTTGCCAGCATCCGAGCGGCGTTTGCGTTCGGGTTTCATCATCACACGCTCCAATTCTTTATAGAGTTTTGCCACACTCATATTCAGTTTTTCCGCTTCTTTTTGCATAAAAGCCGATTTTGTACCGTGTGGCAGTTTGCCCAGTTGCGCGGCAATGGCATTTAACCGCTCATTCAATACCGCATTCATGGTGTTTACTCGCTTTCAGGCTGCAACCATTCGGGCGTTTCGTCTTCGGGAATGTCGTTTGGCAAGTTGTACACATCGCGCAAATGGTTCAAATCCATCACAATTTGGTTAATCACGCCCACCATTTTGGCTCGGTGCGACAAACCGTGTGCCGTTTCATGCGCTGCCATTTGCCCAAACAATTCGCCCAGTTGCACCACTTGACTGCGGATTGCCACTTCTTTACTGCCCACCATCATGTGCAATTCATTAGCAACATCAGCAGGTTCAGGCTCTTTAACTGTGCTTTTTTTCTTGGACTTTTCCAACTTTTCCGCCAACTCATCAATTTTGGCGTTTTTGTCGCCCAAAACCTTGTCTTTGGCGGCAAGCTGTTCGCGGTTTTCGCGCAGGGCGACACGCAGTTCACGCACCGTCATGCGGTCTACATCGTCCAACGTCATGCCGTTTACTTCTTCGCCTTCTGCCAAGCCTGTTAGCGTAACGTCTTCTTCCACAAGTAATTCAAGCAGTTTGGATTTGCCCAAATCCATTAACTTTGGCAGGGCTTTTTGCATTTGTGGGGTGGCAAAGCGTTTGGTTGCTGACATCAGGCGAGATGTTTCCGCTTTACCCAAGCCAAACTGTTCTTTTACAATGCTTTCAAATCGCCCATGTTCGGTGTGTTCTTTTAAAATAATCAAGGCACGACCTAATTCAAACATTCCTTCAAGTGTTTTATGAACTGCTTGGCGACCACGCTCAACCCAAGTCGCTTCATTGTAGGTTTCGCCATTACCCCACTGTTCCATAACCATAATACTGTGCATAGCAGCGTGTTTGCTTACACCGTCCGCATCAATAACTTCAACTTGATTACTCATTTTGTTATCTCCAAAAGTTCCGATGTCGGAACTTTTTAAAATTGTTTATTCAACTTCAATCCGTCTGCCGATTTCCTGAATTTTGCTTTGCAACCGCTCTTGCTGCTTGCGAAACCGCTCTGCAATCTGCAAGGTTTTTACGCTGTAAGCAAAATTGCCGTTTTCCAGTTTCACAACCAAGCCTTCGGCAATCAAATCGTCTAAATCACGGCTCACTTGTGTCGGTGTCAAACCCAAGCCATCGGCAATTTCTTTGTTGCTCAAACCGATAATTGGGTGGGCTTCCAACGCTTTGAAAACCTTTAACACACGACTGCCTTTTTTACTGGCTGCCATCGGGTTGCTCCTTCAGACCCAATTCAACAGCAATTTGATGTGCTTTACCGCGATTGGCTTTCACACTACCGTTCAAAATGCGTGAAACATAAGTCGGGTCGTAATGCCTTTTTTCGCACCATGACTTAATGGTCTCTCCACGATTTTTGAAGCCTTGTTTCACTTGCTCTGCTTGCATATTTTGTCTCCAAGTTTTTTCGTGATAGAATTGAATGTTTAAATCTTTAAACATTCTTGTTTAAATATTGAACCTATTTTAATCCAATTTTTTGAACCTGTAAACACCGTTGGTGCAATTTTATGAACATTGAAGTGCAAAATTTTTTAATCAATACGCAAGGCGAAAGAATTAGACTTGAAAGACAAAGGCTTAACTTAACACAGGCACAAGTTGCAGAAAGTGTTGGAGTGGGTAAAACCACCGTAATTAATTGGGAAAAAGAAGACGGAACGTCCCCAAATAGCATTCAAATGGCTAAATTATTGCAAATGGGGTTCAATATTTTGTACATCCTAACAGGCGAAGTTCAAGAAAATATCAACAATGAAAAGGTTGAACAAAATTCTGATTTTGTCTTAATTCCATACTATCAAATGGAAATTTCCGCAGGATTAGGCGTGAATAGTGCATTGGGTGGCACACCTAAAAAATATTTGGCATTTAGAAAAGATTGGCTGAAAACAAAAGGACTTAATTCAGATGATTTGATTGCCGCTTCGCCAACTGGCGACAGCATGGGCGAAACCATACCAAATGGTTGCACCATGTTGATTGACACCAGTAAAACCACCCCTAGAGACGGTTCAATCTATGTGTTGCGTAATGGAGATACATTTTGGGTGAAACGTGTGCAAATTCAGCTAGATGGCGTTTTGTTGTTAATTTCAGACAACCCAGCTTATGAAAAAATGCCATTGGATTTTAAAACCAATTCCAACGCACAAGTCATCGGACAAGTGATTTATGTTTCAAAAGACATCCATTGATTTTCACCTACTCTAATTTCAGGATTTTAAAATGAAAAAATTATTTTCAATTATGGGTTTAGCCACATTGCTCACATTTTCCACATCGGCAATGGCAGTTTCCTGCAAATCATTCAGCAGCCAAGCCCAAGCGCAACAATATTTCAACGCAAAAAAATCAGGCTACAAAAAATTAGACCGCGACCGCGATGGCATTGCTTGCGAAACAGGGCACGGTGGTTCAAAATCATTCGCCAAATCAGGAAAATTCAAAAAAAGCAAAGCCGTGAAACGTGCAAAACGCAAATAAATTCCCTTTTATACCAATCAATCCCTGTGGATTTTCCGCAGGGATTTTTTAATGCACTTTAAAAGCAGTTTGCAGTCTATTTCTCTAAACTGGGTGTTTTCTGAAATACATATTGTTGATTTTTTTGACTAACCAACATCAAGGAAACATACCATGTCTGAAACTCAAAATGAAACCCAACTCGCACAACAAAGTATTGCTAGCACACTTGCCAATACCGCCTTTTTTAACCATATCCGCGATAAATTATTTTCAGGCAGCCTGAAACAGGAACAGGTGGACGGGATTAATGCGTTGATTTTAGCTGGGGTAGAACATGGTTTAAGCGTACAAAAACACGCCTATGTTTTAGCAACAGCGTATCACGAAACCGCTCGCACCATGCAGCCTGTACGCGAATATGGTCGTGGTGCTGGGCGCAAATATGGTACATGGCAGACAAATAGTGTAGGGGTGCAATATTGCCCGAAAAATGGCAGTACGGCTGCTGATGTTTACATTCAAACAGAATGTCCACATCTGTTTTATGGTCGCGGTTATGTGCAATTGACATGGTTTGACAATTACTTGTACGCAGGTAAACAGTTGGGCGTGGATTTGATTACTGACCCTGATTTAGCTTTACAAACCGACATCTCTGCCAAAATCATCGTCTTGGGTATGGAAAACGGCTGGTTCACAGGTAAACGCTTATCTGACTATATCAACGACCATCGTGATGATTATGTAAATGCTCGCCGTATCGTGAACGGTGTAGATAAAGCCGACCAAATTGCCCGTTATGCACGGATTTTTGAAACCGCTTTAAACGCGGTTTAAGGGGAACTGTAAATGAAACGCCATTCTGTTCAATTATTGGCATTGGCTTTATCAGCAGCCGTTGCCAGCAAACCAGTCAGCATTCCAACGCCTAAATTCACACAATCCGTGCCATTGGCTCACGCCGTTATTCGCAAACATCGGCATAGCGGTGTAGCAGCCAATCGGCGCATGGCAAAAAAGCGCAAAAAGGCAAAAACATGACCGATTTACCCACACCCAAGGGCATATTGCCCAAAGTAAGTCAAACGCAAAACACCCAAGAAACTGTGCCACAACAAACACCCAAAAAAGGGTTTATCCATTGGCTGTCAGGTTTGGTGTCCAATCCAGCCACAGGGCAAATTTCACACACAAAACTTTGGGCAAACATCGCTGGCGCAACCATGACATACAAATTCGCCACTACGCCCAATGCCCCCGAATGGCTTTGGTGGGCATACGGTGCAATGGTCGGCGGTTATGCGCTGATTAAACGCGGTATGGCGGTGATTCCACAAATGGCACAAATCGCGCAGCAGAAAGGGAAAGATGATGTGGCTGATTAAATACCGTTTTCAGGCTGCCATAGCCTTATTGCTTATCGCCGCCGCTTGGACATTGGGCTATGGTATGGCACGTTCGGTTTATCAAAACAAAATCAGCAGCCTGAAAGCCGCGCACATCGCCCAGTTATTGCAACACGAGCAGCAAGCCAAACAACAGTTTCAGGCTGCCTTATCCGAACAGCAAAAATGGCAGCAATTCGCGCAACAGCAAAGCATTCAAATCGCGCAAATGCAACAGAAATTGGATGCACAAGCGGCGCAACAGCAAAAGGAAATCCCAAATGTTATTCAAAAAGACAATTCAGGCGGCATTACTTTCAATGGTTTGGGCAATGACGGCTTGCGCCACTACCGAAAATCACTCGGTTACACCGATTAGGCAGCCTGAAAAACCTGTTGCAGCAGAATTATTGCTGCAACACAACCGACCCGCACCGCCCGAAAACGGCTCGCCCGAACAACTTTTAAATCACGCCGTGCGTTACGGTGCGTATTGTCAAAAGCTCGCCAATCAGGTTGCGGGTTGGCAGGCGTGGTATCAACAAGGAAATCCGAAGCATGAATGACACGTTTATCAAGATTGAATTTTGGCAACTCGTTGGTTTTTTGTTGTCGTTTTTGGGCGTGTGTTGGGGCTTTGGCAAAATGCTATTAGCGCAATTTCAGGCGCAACAAGACGAACGGCAAAAACAACAAGAACGGTTGCAACAGAAAGTAGAAGGTTTTGAATCGCAATTATCCGAACTTCATGCCACCTTGCCCTTGAATTATGTTTTGCGTGATGACTACATTCGCAACCAAGTTGTGCTGGAAGCCAAAATGGACAGCATTCAAAAAACGCTGACCGATTTATACAAAATGGAAAGTCAAAAGAAATGATTAGCGAAGAATTGATTGCCAAACAACGCCGCGAAGGTATGCGTTGGAACATCATCAACACCCTGCACAAAGCGCGTCCACACACCACCTGCGAAACCTTTTTGCTGGAAATCATGAATGCGATTTATCCGCAAACCACAGCATTGGAATTGCGCCAACAGCTTGATTATCTTGCCGACCGCAAATTGGTGGATTTGAACAAAACACCGCATGGCTTGTGGTTTGCCGATTTAACCAGTTTGGGCGTGGACATTGCCGAATACACGGTGGAATGCCGTGCAGGTATCGCTCGCCCTGAAAAAGTGTGGGGGTAATATGGCACCTCGTAGCAGTATGGAAACACTGCCTGAAAACGTGCGCCGTGAATTTGAACGCCGTTTGATTGCCAATGGTTTTGCCAATTATACGGAATTAGCGGATTGGCTCAATTCACAAGGCTACCAAATCAGCCGCTCGGCGGCACACCGCTACGGGCAGAAAATGGAACGGCGTTTTGCCAAAATCAAAACCAGCACAGAAGCAGCGAAATTGATTGCAGATGGCGCAAACGATGAACACGACCACCGCAGCGCAGCCATTGTTGCCATGTTGCAATCTGAATTGTTTGAAGTCTTGGTGGACATCAGCGAATTAGATGAAGATGACAAAACCAAACTCAACCCATTGGCGAAATTTGATTTAATCAGCGAAGGGGCGAAACGCATTGGCAGTTTTGTGAATGCGTCCACACGCCTGAAAGAATACCAAAACAAAGTCAAATCACGCGCCCAAGCTGCTGCCGATGAAGTCGCCAAAACCGTGAAAAAAGGCGGGTTGTCCGATGAAACAGCAGATGAAATTCGCCGTCAAATTTTGGGAATTGCCACATGAGTTCAGATGATTTTAGGCAGCCTGAAACAGGCATGAGCCGAACCCCTATGGTTTTGCTGGCGTATCAACAACGCTGGTTGGCGGACAAATCCCAAGTGAAAGTGTGTGAAAAATCACGTCGCATTGGTCTGACTTGGTCGGAAGCGGCGGACAGCGCACTTTTAGCCGCCCAAACCAATGGCATGAATGTTTGGTACATTGGCTACAACAAAGACATGGCATTGGAGTTCATCAACGATTGTGGCAACTGGGCAAAATTTTATGGATTGGCGGCTGGCGAAATTCAGGAAACCGAAGAAGTGTTTGTGGAAGGCGATGAAAAACAGGCGATTTTGGCTTATGTCATTCGTTTTGCAAGCGGTTTTCGGATAACTGCATTATCTTCTCGCCCCAATAACTTACGCGGTAAACAAGGTCGCGTGATTTTGGACGAAGCCGCGTTCCACGATGATTTAGCCGAATTGCTCAAAGCAGCAATGGCTTTACTGATGTGGGGCGGACAAGTCCACATCATCTCAACACACAATGGTGTGGATAATCCATTTAACGAATTGATTAACGACAGTCGCGCTGGCAAAAAACCGTATTCCGTACATCGCATTAGCTTTGACGATGCACTTGCTGATGGTCTGTATGAACGGATTTGTTTGCGTTTGAATATCCCGTTTGCTCCCGAAAATGAACCCACTTGGGTGGGGCAAATCCGAGCCAGCTACGGTGAAGACGCAAGCGAAGAGCTGGACTGCATACCGAAAAATGGCGGAGGCAAATGGCTGAACCGCGCTTTGATTGAAAGCCGAATGTCGCCGTTTACGCCTGTTTTGCGTTACGACCAAACCGATGAATTTGCCCTGCTGCCCGAACACCAACGCGCTGCCGAAGTCGCTGAATGGCTTTCAGACAGCCTGAAACCGTATTTGGACGAATTGGACACATCGCGCCATAGCTTTGTGGGTGTGGACTTTGCCCGAAGTGGCGACCGCACCGCGATTGTGCCGCTTATCCGTGAAAGCAATTTAAATTTGAAAACGCCCTTTATCTTGGAATTGGGCAATATGCCGTTCAAACAGCAAGAACAGATTAACGCCTTTATTTTGGCGCATTTGCCGAATTTGCTGGGTGCGGCATTTGACGCTCGCGGCAACGGTCAAAGTTTAGCGGAAGCCATGCAAGACCAATTCGGACACGACCGCATTCAAGCGGTTATGCTGTCGGAAAACTGGTATCGCGCCCACACCGCGCCATTTAAAGCCGCGCTGGAAGACGGCACGCTGGACGGTTTGCCACGCGATGAAAACATTTTGGCGGATTTACGCGCTTTTGAATTGGTGCGCGGCGTGCCACGCATTCCCGACACGCGCAGCAAAGGCACAGACGGCAAAACCCGACACGGCGACACAGGCATTGCGCTGTTATTGGCGCATTACGCCAGTCGTGAATTGAATATTGGCACGGTCAAAGTGTCCAGCCGCAAAGTGAAAAGAAACAGTCGTCTTACAAAAGGTTACTAAATCATGAAACCCCACATCAAACTCAAAACCCCCAACGGCATAATCGCGCCCACGCCCGAACAAATGTCCAGCCAAATTGCCGTATCTGCGCGTTTTGGTATGCACGGCTTTAACGGCTGGTTGCCCAATCCCGACCCAATTTTACGCAAAATGGGTCGGCAAATTGACGTGTACCGCGAATTGTTGCGCGACCCGTTGGTGGGCGGACAGGTTCGCAGACGCAAAGCGGCGGTGGCACGGCTAGAATGGCGACTTGATGGTGATGATGTACCGCAAAATGTGCGCGATACCGTTCAGGCAGCCTTTGAAAGTTTGGATATTTTCAACTTAATCAAAGATATGCTGAACGCGACCTTGTTTGGCTATCAGCCGATAGAAATCGTGTGGCAACGCGATAAATTGTGGCTACCTGAAAAAATCATTGCCAAACCGCAAGAGTGGTTCGGCTTTAATGAAGACGGCGCAATGTATTTTATTGAACAAGGTTTGCACAATGAAAAGCTGCCTGAATACAAGTTTTTGTGTCCAAAACAAGAAGCAAGTTATGACAATCCCTACGGTTTGGGCGATTTGGGGCTTGTGTTTTGGGCGGTTACATTCAAACGCGCTGGCTTAAAATTTTGGGCAGAATTTACCCAAAAATACGGCAGCCCATGGTTAATTGGCAAAGAACCGCGTTCCAATACCCAATCCGACACCGACAAACTCTTGGACGCTTTGGAAGCCCTGCACGGCAACGCAGTCGGCACAATCCCGAATGACAGCAGTGTGGAAATCTACGAAGCAACAGGCAAAGCCGCCAGCGTGGAAGCCTACGACAAGTTAATCCGCTATTGCCGCTCGGAAATCAACATTGCGCTTTTGGGTCAAGACCAAACCACCGAAGCCAACACCAACCACGCCAGTGCAATGGTTGGGTTAGAAGTAACCGAAGACATCCGCGACAGCGACAGCCGAATAATTGAAACCACATTTAATCAGTTGATTGATTGGATTTGTGAATTGAATTTCGGCGATGTGGTGCGCCCAAAATTTGTGTTGCACGAAGCCGAAGAATACGGCTCAACCGAATTAGCCCAGCGCGACCAACTATTGCACCAAATGGGTGCACGTTTTTCCAATCACTATTACAAACGCGCTTACGGTTTGCGTGATGATGATTTATTGCCGCCTGAAAAGCAGCCTGAAAATGTGGATTTTGCCGAAAACGATGTTTACCAAACCTTTGAAAACAGCGTTTCAGGCAGCCTGAAAGATGATTTAACCCAACAAGGGCAAGATTTGACTACGCAATTTTTAGGCAGCCTGAAAGACGGAGTGACACCCGAAACCGTGTTAAATCAGTTGGCAAAATCTTATCCAAAATTAGATGACCAAGCCTTACAAGATGAATTAGCACGTTTGATTTTTTTAGCCGATTTGGTCGGGCGTTTGGAAGTGCAAGCGGAGCTAAAAGATGAATGATGTGGATATTCAAGCCATTTTCAACATGACACCCGAAGCCGCCATTGCCTACCTGAAACAAAAGCGTGTTGATGTGTCGTGGGATTGGCAAGATATGCTGGACGATGCCCATGTTTCCGCGTTCACGATTGCCAAATCAGCAGGTTTGGACGTGGCAAACGACATTTATCAAGCCGTTGTGAAAGCTGCTGAAACAGGGCAAACATTCAAAGATTTTGAAGGCGAATTGCGCCCAGTTTTGGAAAACAAAGGCTGGTGGGGCAAAAAAGATGTACCCAATCCCGACACAGGCGAAATTCAGGCAGCTACTTTGGGAACGCCATACCGTTTAAAAACCATTTATTTAACCAATTTGCAATCGGCTTATATGGCAGGGCGTTACGCCGAAATGGTTGCCGCCAAAGACACGCACCCATACTGGCAATATGTCGCCATCAACGACAAACGCACACGCGAAACCCATCGCAAATTGCATGGTCACGTGTATTCGGCTGATGACGCAGTTTGGGGCAGCCTGTATCCGCCATTGGATTACCGTTGCCGTTGTCGTGTCCGTCCGCTCTCGCGTGAACGTGGCGAAAAACAGGTTTTACCAAGCCCAAAACTGGAAACCATAACCGTAGATATTGGCGAAAACAAACACACAGGCGAACAGCGTTACGCGCAACGCACAGGCATTCGCGTGGACGGTCAGTTTATTGCGCCTAATGCTGGTTTCAATGCCAATCAAGGCGCAACATTCTTGCAGCGTACCGCCCGAACAGCCATAGAAAAAGCCCAAAGCGCACCGCCTGAATTGGCGAAAGTTGCGGTGGGTGCAATGATGAAAAACGAAAAATTCCGCAACGCCTTAACTTTGGCGGAACTGGCTTGGGTGGCAGAATTACTGGGATTAACGCCATGATAAAAATCAGCGTGGACAGCCGTGATTTGGAACGCGGTTTGTCGCAACTCTTGCAAAACGTACAAAACCGCCGCCCAATGATGACGAGCGTAGCAGCCGAATTGCAATCCATGACAGAAGACAATTTTGAAAGCGAAAGTTGGGGCGGTCAAAAATGGAAAGACAGTAAACGCGCCAAAAACGAAGGCGGTAAAACGCTGCAAAAGTCGGGACAACTTGCTGCGAGCCTGACAACCCAGTCGGGTAATGATTTTGCGCGAATTGGCTCAAACAAAGTTTACGCTGCAATTCATCATTTAGGTGGGCAAGCAGGGCGTGGGCATAAGGTCAGTTTACCAGCGCGACCATACTTGCCGATTGACGGTTCAGGTAATTTGCAAGCCGATGGCGAAAAGCGGATTTTGGATATTGTGAAAGACGCGCTGGCTCGCGGCATATAA